GCAGCTGGAGCTAGTGGAGGAGCTGGAAAAAAAATAGGAGAAGGATTAGCAAGTATTGGTAGAAGAGCAATGAAAAATTTAGGTACTGAAGGTACTGGTGGAGCTGCATTAAATGTTGCATTGGGTGAAGGAACTCAATTAGCAGCTGGAGCTTTTGGAAGTCCTGTTGTTGGTGCTGCTTTAAACAAAGCAGTTCAAGTTGGAACAGCTTTTGCTGGGATAGCTAGAAATCCTCATATGGCAGTATTATATGACTCACCTCAGTTTAGAGCTTTTGAGTTTGGTTTTGATTTAAGACCTAAAAATTATCAAGAAAGTTTAATGATTGGTAGAATTATTCACTTCTTTAAATATTATAGTCATCCTGAATATAAGTTTGGTAATCATTTCTTTGTATATCCTAACCAGTTTAAGATAAGATTTAAGTATCCTGAATTTTTATATAGATTTGGTGATTGTGTTTTAAAAAGTGTTGCAATAGATTATCACGGTGAAGGTACACCTCTGTACTATGATGCAGGTGTTGGTGAATCTGTTGATTTAGGAGATGGTGCAGGACCACAAAGTGGAAGAAAATTAAAAGCACCTGCTAATGTAAAATTACAACTTAGTTTCCAAGAAGTTAAAATACTTACTAAAAAAGAAATTCAAAACCAGGGAAGATAATGGCTTTTTACTTTAGACCTTTTCCAAAAATTAATTACGATATCAAAAAAAATAAACTACCATTGCTGTTGACTAATGTTACAGCAAGGTATAAAATAAGAGATGTACTAAAAAGTAAAGTTGCAATTTATTATGATTATTTAATCAAGGATAGTGATAGACCTGATTTAATTGCATACAAATATTATGATGATGAAACACTTGATTGGTTAATTTATCTTGTTAATGATATAATAGATCCATATTATGATTGGCCCTTAAAACAAGATGCATTTAACAAATACATGACAACATTGTATGGTAGTGTTTCTGGAGCTCAAGCAACAGTATATGAATATAGAAAAATATTAAACAGTCAATCAGTATTATTTGATGGAACTATTATACCAGAAAGATATGTTGTAGTTGATTTAAATACTTATAATGGATTAGCAACAAATGCTAGAAGAGAAGTAGATGCATATGAATATTATGATGAACTTAATAATAAAAAAAGACAAATCAAATTACTTGATAAAAGATTTGCATCAGATATTAAATCAGAAGTTGAATTAATTTTTGGTGAAAATTATAATTAAGATTGGTAAATTATGAGTACCTCAGTCGAATCAGATGTTACTAGTCTACCTAGTGAAATAATTTTAAGTGTTAGATTATCAAACTATAAAGACGAAGTAAGAGATATAACTGAATTAGTTTATGGATTTAGTATCTATGAAGACTTATTTTCACCTACTGTATCTTGTGAATTAATAATAACTGATGCAGAAGGATTAAACACTACATTTCCAATTGTTGGTGATGAGCATGTTACAATTATCTATAAAACAAGAGGAGTAAAAACAGATAAAGAACAATATACCACTCGTGTAAGAACATTTCAAGTATATAAAATGGCTAAAATTGTTGAGTCTGCAGAAAGACAACAAAACTATAAATTATTTGGAGTAGATGATCACTTTATAATGAATGAGATGATTGATTTGAATACAAGTTATGTTGGATCCAATTGTGTAAAAGCTATTAGTGATATATTCAAAAGTAATTTTATTAAAAATGTCAATGATGAATTTAGACCATTTATAATTTATCCTAAGTTATTTGGTTTAGAAACTAATGATGTTTTAGAGTCAACCAATAGTTCTTTTTATATTGCTCCAGGTGTTACTCCTTTTGAAGCAATTAGTTATCTAAAAGGTGAAGCTGAACATAAAAATTTAACAAATAGCAGTGATTATGTTTTTTATCAAGATTATAATGGTTTTCATTTAACTACCTTAACTGAACTTAAAAATCAAGATGCAAAATTTAATTATACTGTAAAGGATATGGCTGCAGATGCTGATGATGTTGGAGCTAAAGTAGGTCAACAATCCAATAATGATGAAGTAGATGATATGAGAACAGTATTAGAATTTGATATTCAAAAAACATTTGACTCACTACATCACCTCGGATTAGGTACATATGGTAATAGAGTTGCAGCTATTGATATTTTAACTAAAAGATTTGATGAAAAATCATTTAGCTACTTTAATGAATATCCTACACTTAATACAATGGATGTAGGAGGTTTGCTAAGTCCAAACAGTTTATATAAATTTTCTGGATCAACTCATACTAGGTATATACCAACTGAATTATTATCAAGTAGTATACCAACAGGTGTACCTACTAATTTTACAAATGAGATACCTAACTATAATCAAACACCTTATTTTTATCCAATTGATAAAGAAAATCCTGATCCTAAAAAAGATAAAGTTGAAGGTACAATTAGTAACAAATCTGCTAATGAAAGACAAAGAGATTTATTATCAAAAGACACCAAAATAAGCAATCCAAGAAGAAAACATTATATGCTAAATCAAAGAGTTTCAGCTAAAGGAATTTTAGATACAATTATGGTAGATATAGTAGTTCCAGGTAATAGTGATCTTAAAGTTGGAGATACTATTAATTTCTATCTACCACAAACTTCAGCTAATTTAGATGGAGAGTTATATAATTTCTTCTTTGGTCAAAGAGATCCAAAATTTTTAGTTGTAAAATTAAATCAAAAATATACAACACAAGTTACATCTTATCATACAATTATAACTATAGTTAAAGATAGTTACAAAGATGAAATAACAACAATTATGAAAAAAGTAGCTGACAGTAAAGGACAACCAAGTGACCAGTAAAACATTTGATAAGGAATATTTAGGACTGAATGGTTTTGTTTGGTTTTTTGGTGTTGTTGAAGATATAATGGATCCATTGAAAGTTGGAAGAGTAAAAGTAAGATGTTATGATTGGCACACTTCTAATAAAGGTGACTTACCAACTAATCAACTACCTTGGGCTCAAGTTATGCTACCAGCAAATAATGCAGCAGTATCAGGTATAGGAACTTCACCAAATGGATTAAAACAAGGAAGTTGGGTTATAGGATTTTTCTTAGACGGTGAACAAGCTCAACGACCATTTATAATGGGATCTATACCAGCTATACCAAGTCACAAAGCAGATAAAGATAATAAGAATAAAGGCTTCAATGATCCTGAAGGAAGATATCCAACTGTTGCACATGAACCTGATACAAATAGACTAGCTCGTAATGATGCAAATAATGCACACAGTGTTATAGCTTCTAAAAATAGTGGTAGATCATTATCAGTACCAACTGCTATGATGGATCCAGCTGGTAAACATTGGGAAACAGATTATTCTTGGAATGAACCTGCTAGTGCATATGCAGCAGTTTATCCAAATAACCATGTGTTTGCAACACAGTCAGGACATATAAAAGAATATGATGATACAACTCATAATGAAAGAATACATGAGTATCATAAAACAGGAACATTTTATGAAGTTGATAAAGCAGGTATAAAAACTACTAGAATAGTTGCTAATAATTATACTATTATAGCTGGTGATGATAATGTTCATATTAAAGGTATTTGTAATTTAACTATTGACAGTCATTGTCACACTTACATAAAAGGAAACTGGAAAGTACAAGTTAATGGAAACAAATATGAAACTATTCATGGTAACAATGTTATAACAGTTCATAAAAATCAAACAGAAACTTGTAATGTAAACTTCACTCAAAGCGTTGGTGGTACAAAAGGTACTACAGTAACTGGATCAGTTTCAGAAACATATAATTCAAGTAAGTCAGAGTCAGTTTCAAGCAGTGTGTCTGAAACTTATGGTAGTCAAACAACTAGAGCAAGTGGTGATGTTGAAATATATGGTGATGAAATACATTTAAATAAGGAATAGTATGAAAGGATCATATAGAGTAAAAATGTTCGATAGAAGTATTATTGAATATGACAACTATGATGACATACCAGATAAGTTTTATAGATTATTAAAATATAATCCAGAATATCCACCTACACCACATAGTGAAGAAGATCATAAAATGATAGAAGAATTTGATAAAAAATTACATGAACTATTAAGGAGAGAGTCAAATGGCGAGTAAGGCAGTAACAAGAGAAGGTGATAAAGACGTAACTCATTGTTCAACACCAGCAAGAGATCAACATTCACCTGATGTATTTGTTAATAATATAGGTGTATCAAGACAAGGAGATAACAATACTGTACATTTATTACCAGGATTACCTTGTCCATCACATGCAGCACCAATAGCTACTGGATCCACTACTGTTTTTATTAATGGAAAAGGATGTGGTCGTATAGGAGATGCAATATCATCATGTACTTCAGTTGCTGAAGGTTCTGATAACGTATTCGCTGGTTAAACACATAAATAATGTAAAAGGAGATAATTATGGATATACATGAAACTTTAGTAAGTCTTTTCAATACTTATACTAATGAAAATGAAAAGGCTGTATCAGGAAATAAAAGCGCCGGTACTAGAGCTCGAAAAGCATTGAGTGAGATTTCGAAACTATGTAAAGATAGACGCAAAGAAATCCAAGATATGAAAAATAATTAGGAGATAAAGTGTCAGTAATCAAAAATGTTGTTTATAAAGATGTTGATTTACTATTCGATAAACATCCTGTTACAAGAAAAATTAATACTCTTACAAATAATGCTGCTATTTCAAGAGCACTTAAAACATTAGTATTAACTGACAAAGGTGAAAGACCATATCAACCTTTTCTAGGTGGAAATATTAGATCTAGATTATTTGATCTAGCTAGCAATGGTCTTCAAATAGAATCTGATATTCAAGCTGATATAGAGGATGTTATAAGAGAATATGAACCAAGAGCTGAACTAATAGATGTTTTTGTTAACTCAAATATAGATGCAAATTCAATAGATGTTACAATTAAATTTAGAGCAGTTAATCAAACTGATCCAGAAGTAGTCAGTTTCTTTTTAACAAGGGTTAGATAATGGCTAAAGCAAATAGTGCAATAAGAGTTACTGATCTTAACTTTAATAGTATAAAGACTAATCTTAAAAATTTTTTAAGAAGTAAACCAGAGTTTACTGATTATGACTTTGAAGGAAGCGCTTTATCTAATATTATAGACCTGTTATCATACAACACATATTATAATGCAATATATGTTAACATGGTTGGTAATGAAATGTTTCTTGATAGTGCTCAAGTTAGAAACAATGTAGTTGCAAGAGCTAAAATGTTAGGATATACTCCTACATCAGCTAGAGGATCTTCTGCAACACTTAATCTAACTGTAACACCATCTACTAATTTAACTAGTGTTACTGTTGCTTCAAATACATTGTTTACTTCAACCATAGATGGAATACAATATAAGTTTACAACTAGACAGCCATATGTTTTACTTCAATCCACTGGATATACAAGTAATACTATTTCAATCAAAGAAGGTGAACCAATAACACAAAGATTTACTGTTAATACAAATAATGATGGTCAAAGATTTGTATTAGGTAATCCAAATATAGATACAACGACTATTAAAATAAGAATTCAAACAAGTTCTTCTAATACTTCATTAAGAACTTTTACTGAAGCAAGTAATTTAGTTGATGTATCAGCTAATAGTAATGTTTATTTCATACAAGAAAATGAAAATGGAAAATATGAATTATTATTTGGTGATGGAGTACTTGGTACTGCATTAGATAATGGTAATATAGTAATTGCAGACTATAATGTTGTAAATGGTTCAATAACTAATGGAGCAAATAATTTTGTTTCACCTTCTTCTATTGGTGGACAAGCATCATTTACAGTATCAGTAGCCAACTCAGCTTTTGGTGGTGCAAATGCAGAATCTATTCCAAGTATTAAGTTTAATGCACCTAAAAGTTTTCAAAGACAAAACAGAGCAGTTATTAAAAATGATTATGCAAGAACTATTTTAGCTGAAGCTCCAGATATTCAAGCAGTTAGTGTATGGGGTGGTGAAGATAATGATCCTCCAATATATGGAAAAGTTTATATAGCTGCTAAACCTAATGGTGGTAATTTATTATCTGATCAAAGAAAGTCAGAGTTAGTTACTTTACTTCAGTCTAAAAATGTTGTAACTATATCACCAACGTTTGTTGATGCTACATTTCTATATGTTGTTCCAAGAATTACAGTAAGATATGATGTAGGACAAACTACTTTAACAGCAGGATCAATATCAGATAAAGTTTCAACAGCAGTTGTAAACTTTGAAACATCTAATTTAAGTTTATTTGATAGAAAATTTAGAGAAAGTGATTTTATCAATGATGTTGTTTCAAGTGATACAAGTATATTGGGTGCTAATATAACATATTCAATGATGAAAAGATTTACTCCTAATCAAAATATTACAACTTCATATAGTATTGCATTTAATAATAGTATTTCAAATCCACATGCAGGACATTATGGAGCTGTATCAAGTACTTCATTTACTTTTCAAAATCAAACATGTTTCTTAGATGATGATGGTAATGGAATATTAAGAATTTATTATTTAGATTCTCAAAATAACAAAACTTACTTGAACACTTCTGCTGGAACAGTTAATTATAGTTCAGGATTAGTTGTAATCAAAAGTGTTATTATAACAAGCTCCAGTACTATTGAAGTTAATGCTAAACCAGCTATCAATGATATTAGTCCTGCTAGAAATATGATTTTATTAATCTCAAAAGCCTCTATTGATATAGTAAACGATTCAACTGGTGTTACAGAATCTAGTGTTTCAAATGTTACTACAGCAGGAACAACAGAAACTATAACAAGTGAAACAGCAAGAATCTTATCTACAGGATCAACAGGTGGTGTAACTAATCTGGTGTACTAATGGCTGTATCAGATAAAATATCTTCTCAGATAGGTCAACAGCTTCCAGATTTTATCAGATCAGATGCACCTTTATTTCAAGCCTTCATGGAAGGTTATTATGAGTTTTTGGAATCTGGAAACTCAACAGCTAACAATGTTTTAGATGCAAGTAGGAATTTACTAAACAATCAAGATATTGATACATCTATAGACAAGTATACTGAATATCTAAGAAGAGAGATCAT